CTTGCTGCGCTGCGGCGTCTCGGGCTGCGTCGATCTGCGCTTGCATCTCGCGTTGAAAACTCTGTGTACCGAGCTGCGCGAAATAGTCGGTCACGGTGACAAAGTTCTGCATCTTCTGCGCTGCCAGCTCTACCTGCTGACCGATGAGGGCGGCGATTTTTCCGGCGTAATCCGCGACAGTGTCGAGTGCTTTTTGACCGGCTTCGCGCCACGTCATTGTGTCGTTTTTGTTTTTTTCGACTGATGAATCAATAGACGTTAAGCGGTCTTTCGTCTGATCGAGCGCAGCGTTGAGACCGTTACGTACGGCGTCCTCTGTGATCCCAAAAGTCTTTGCAATCTCTTTAACTGATATTTCAATTGTGTCGAGCGAGACGCCCGCCCCGTTTAGCTCGTCTTTAACTCTTCGCGTTGACCCGGCGACGTCTGACTCTATCGTTTTTGCGATAGCTTCGGAAGCGGTAAGGAATTCTTTTTCCGAGACCTCCGCAAGATCCTTGATTTCATCGGCTGCCACGCCAAGCGTTCCTGCAAGGTTCTGGATGAAAGTGTTGGCGTCGAGAACCTCAAGCTTAACCTGAATATCTTCGCCTACCGAAAGCGCTTTGTCAATATGCTGAAGCATTCGGTCCAGCTCTTGCTGGTAGCGAAACGAGATTTTAACCTGACTCCCACCTCCCCCACCCCCTGCTGTGCTTGCGGGTCCGGCTGTGCGCTGCTGGCTCGTATCCATCGATGCGGCCATAAATGCGGTTGTTGCACCCGCCCCGGTTCCGGTAAGATTTACAGCTTGCAATTGTTGAGTTATACTCAATACCTGAGTCAAGTTATCTATAAATCTGGATACCGGAGCCAACCAGGACTCAATACGAGCCCCTATGGCCGTAGCTTTTTCGAGGATCGGCGTCATATAGCTAAGGGCGGAGTCCATGGCCACGCCGGCATCGACAAACAGAGAGTCGATCCAACCAGTCAATCGGCTCCATTCGTTTGCCAGCAAATCGAAGGTTTCTTCCCATGCTGCGCGGATGCTTTCGGTGACTTCCTTGTCGATTGCTTCAGTTTTTAGCAGGGCGTCCCCAATATCGTCGATAAGAGGGATTTGCTCTTTCAGAGCAGCCAGCCGGTCTCTGTCTACACTGATCGTCAGGCTCGCTATATCAAGCCACAGTCCTTTCATCCCGACAGCTATGTCAGTAGCCTTCTCGGACCACGAAGCCATGTCCTTAATCCCGCCGACGATAGATCGTGAAATTATAAAATCGATTAGACTGAACTGGTCTTTTGCCTCTTGAGCCGATTCCGTCACGTCATCGGTAGGGCCTGATAAGAAGTCTAAGTTTTTAGACACTCTGTCAACGGTAGCACCTATGTCTTCAAAAGCCGCATCAAGTCGATCAACCGACTCGATCAACACGTCGATGACAGTGTGAGTCAGGCCGCCGCCCTCGCCGCCGACTTTCGCGAGAAGCGCTTCAAATTTCCCTTGAAGCGTGGAAAGTTTCCCCTCCACTGTCCCGCTTTGCTCGGCCATCATGCCGAAGAACTTGCCGCCCTCGCTCGTCATGTCCTTGAACGCGGTTTCAAGATTGGAAAAGCTGATTTTGCCTTCCGACCCCATTTTTTTAACCTGACTTTCCGTGACTCCTAACTGTTTAGCAAATTCGCCGATTATCGGAATGCCCGCCTCAGTGAGTTGGTTTATGTCTTCAGCGAAGAGCGTTCCTTGAACGCGAGCCTTACCGTAGATCGTAGCCAGTTGCTCAAAGTCTTTACCGGTCGCGGCACTTACATCGCCAATGCGCGTCAAAACAGATTCGACGTTCCCGGCACTTTCGCCGAAAGCCAACAAATTCCGTGCCGCGCCGATAACCTGGCTATTCATGAAAGGCGTACGATTAGCAAGTTCGTTGAGCGACGAGATCATCTTGTCAGCAGCAGCGGCCCCCGCTTCCCCACCCCCCATGAAAACCTTGAACGATGTTCGAGCCGTTTCGATCTTAGCAGCAGCCATGACAGCACCTGCGATGCCGGTTGCGAAAACAGCCCCGCTAACACCGCTCAGCTTTTTATTGAGCCCGTCGAGCGCCCCGCCCACCTTACTGTTTATGTTATTGGTAATCCCGCTTGCAGCTTTTGAGATAGATTGGTCTAAAGAATTTACGGATTTAAGAGCGCCCGAAACACCCGACTTGAAATCCTTGTCTTTGAGTTCGAGGGTTGCGACAACTGCGCCCGCGTTAAACACTGCCCTTCCCTCCCATGATCATCTGCAATGCTTTGCGATTGGCTTCTTGCTGTTCGGGGGTGGCCGGACGTACCCGTCCCCACACGATCTGCTCTTCCGGGTCGCGCTCGATAAATAGAAGCTCGTTCAAACGATCGATCCAACTCTGCCGCTCTTCTTTAAGCGACGCCATAGGGTAGTTTCCGGCCCGAGCGTAAAGTATGGAATCTACAAGTTCCATGCGGTTCTTGATGCGTCGAAATTCAATAGCCGCAAGCCAGTCACGGACAGCGGCTGCCGGCATGGCCTCGATCTCAGGGAGACTGAAGCCAAGCTCAAGCAGTTCTAAGACCTCAATTTTGGCCTTCCTGGCCTTTTTTTTTGAGGGGTCGGTATGTCGGAACCCGTCGCTTTCTCGATCATCGCAGAGAACAGCGACAGCACGCCGTCAACGGGCATCCCTGTCAGATGCTCTTCCTTGAGGCCGGGGCACATTTCACCCATTGCTTCAAGGATCTGTTTCAGGTAGTCCATGACGGCTTTATTATCCGCCCGATCCATTGTCTGTCCCACTTCGCGCAAATCGAGAACCTTTAGCTGCGCGACGTAGGACAGCGGCAAAACGTCAACTTCCGCAACCCCTCCATTGAAGAGGCGAAATTTGAGCTTCGCCGGCTTAGAATACTGAATCTCTAAAACGCCCACTTAGGGAACAACCACCACATGGCCGTTGTCGATTGCGGCTTTCGAGAACCCGGAACAGGGCTTCCCGCTGACTGCGGTCAGATACTCCTCGGAGCGGTAGCAGTAGAACGAGCCCGCAAACTGACGCTGCGTCTCCGCATCCCCGGCAGTCTCCGCGCCTTCGACCATCGGAGCCGCAAGCGGGAAAAACATAATATCGTTCGGGTCAGTAGAGTCAACGCCACCAATCACTTTAACAGCCTTTAGAACCTTACGGACGTCTGCGTCACTCTCGCCAAGCGAGAAAGACAGCGCGAAGCCCTCAGCTCCTGCTGTGCCGTAGATCTCAAAACCCTGCAAGAGAGCGCGAATTCTGACAAGCGTTGCTTGAGCGAGTGCGAGATTGACCATCACAGAGCGCCCGGTTAAGATGCGGTTCTGCGGATCCGTTCCGCCCTGATCCCACGTAATGTCGGTCTTCGTATCGCTGATGGCGATAGTCGTTCCTTTCGTTCCGCCTAAATAGGTGTTAGCGCCGGGGTCGCCGGTTAAGATCGGCGCGTCCCAATAAAAATTATAGGGCCCTAAGTCGCCAAAGGGGTCTCCAAAAAAACTTGATCCAGACATAAGCGGACCTCCACAAGTTGATTTTTAATCTCCCTGTCCGGGTCCGGGGCCCTGTCCAGCCTCGAAGAATTGCAATAATAAGTTGAACGAATACCAATGCAAGCCATTTTTTAGGCCGACATAAAACGGCCTCTGGATCGGAACAAGCCGCTTTACGAGCTTATCCTCCGCCCCGGTCTGGTCTATGGCCGGGAGGGTCAGGCCGTGTTCTATCCGCCGCAGGAAGTCCCATACGGCAAACGAGGTTACGTTTGCGTCGTACTCATGCGTTGCCCGGACTCTGACCTGTATCGTCTCTTCCTGATAGCCAACCGGATAGCCTTCCGATCGGCCACCGGAAGATGAGAGCAAAACAACCGCGTCCGGGTCATCCACGTCCAGCATCGAGTCAACCACTCGGTAGGGCAGATTGGCTCGCAGGTAGTCGCACAGGTTCGAGACAATCCCGCCTCTCATGCGTAGCCCATCCCGCGCAGAATTGCGGCTGAAGCCTCTTTCTCAAAATCCCCGCGCCGCTGCATTTCCTCTTTAACGTCTGCCGGGATTGTGATAGATATCTGGATTTTCAGAGGGGCTCCTTTTGCGGTTTTCGCCTGCGCACCTTTTTGCTGCAAAGCAATAATTTCAGCCTCTTTGACTCTGAGCTGACGGGATAGATCGGCAAGTGCTTCCACGAAATCCATAAGCTATTTTTTAAATACCACCTCTATAAATCTATCGGCCATGATTTTCCCATAGTCTTTCGCAAACCTGACCAATTTAGTCTCCACGAATTTCGGCCCGATCTTGTCGGAATTGTTACTGTAGACCGCATTCTCAAGCTCATGCTGATATGCGGTGTAAGGTGTATCCATTGCAAAAGTCGCCACGTCCTCCGGGGCACTGACAGAGCCCTGCCCGCTGACCAGGCGGCTGCCGACAAACACAGACGCGGACCCGCGTAAAAAGCCGGTATCCACGGGAGGCGTCGGCGCTATGTTCAAAACGTCATCAGCAAGCGCAAGTACCCCGGCAGTCAGAGCCGCTTTCTGCGCCTGCGGGAATCTCTCGCCGAGTTTTTTCAGGCCATCTGAAAGGGTGTTTTTTACTCTCACTCTTCGCGGCCCTCATAGTCGTGCATATTGCGCCCCGTCACGAGCCACGCAGTCAGCAACCCCGCACCGCGCAGCAGAGCAGACCCAATGTAGCCTAAAACGTCACAAGAATCCATAATCCATCGAGCGACAAAATCATCTGTCTCTTCCCGCTCCTGTCTGCCCTCGATCCCGTTTTCCATAGCCGCCTCCTTCAACAAAGTGCCATCTTAAAACGCCGAGAAAAGCCTTTCTCGTCTGCTACCGATTGGACAAGCACAGTTCGCCCGTCCGCTAAAACGATCCTGTCCCCGGCCCTGATGTCCGCGCTGGCTGCGGCGAAAATCCGCCGGGTCGGGTTGAATTCGATCCCTGCATCTGAAGTAGCACTGATTCCGCTTACCTCTTCCACTCGGGCTCTGACTGTGCGCGTGTCCTCTACAGGCCGATTGTATCGGTCAACGACTGCTCGGCTGACGGTGATATTTTCGGTAAAATATTCCGTCATTTTTGGTTCAGGTGCTCCCGCAGTTTTCGCATCGGCTCGATTTCACATTCAAGGATTTCTTTCGGGCGTGTTGTAACTGCTTTTTCAGCAAGTCTCATTCTCTTCACTGCAAGCGCGAATTGCTCGAAATTCAAGGACATACTTTGGTCAGACCCGTAGTCGTTTCGATCCTCCGTCACGTGCCGCTCGACGTACAGAGCGCCGGCCCCGATTGCCACGCAATCAAGAATCCCCGGATCGTCATGGTCGGCCACATGAGACGACCAGCCGTAATAACTGCGCTGCCATCGTAATCGTCCTAAATTCAAAAGATCAATCGGTGCGGGATATGCGGCGACACAGTGAATAAGGAATACCTCCGGGCGTTCGCTATCCGTAAAATCTTTTCGATGCTCTATGTTCGCTAATACGTCAAAATCTGCCTGAGTGCATCCGCCGGTTGCAATATACAGCCTTTTATAGCGGGCTGCGCACAAATCCCGTAAGCCTCTGTCTATCGCCATGGCCGAGGGTATTTTTACAGAATCGCTCAGCCACCGCATGGTTTCCGCGCTGTTCACATCCCAAACAGAGACCATAATCCCAACGCCGCAAGCATCAGCTTCCGCCTTCAACTCCTCGTATTGCTTAACGCTAAATTCCAGCCCTTCTTTCTGCGCCCGCTGTGTTGTGCCCCACGGTGACTCACGGGGCGAGTCGAGAAATTCTTTCGTATAGCAGAGGTCGATTGTCCGCTTCTGAAATTTTACAACGTCCGCTCCTGCCTCTGCGGACTTCCGAATCATCCGCTTTGCTTTTTCAAGATCCCCGTTGTGGTTGATCCCTATTTCAGCTATGATCTTGATCTTGACGCTCATTCGCTTTCAGCAGATCCCTGCCCATCGCGAATTCCCCATTTCTTCCGCTTCTCTTTCTCTTCACGGCGCAGCGGCAGTTCCGGGCTCTGTTTGATCGGCGTGAACAAGGCCGCATACTCCGCTTCAGGAATGGCAATCATGTTCCCAATCGGCTGAATTCTTACTTTGCGGTGGTTAGATTTTACAGGTTCCATTCTGTCTCCTCAGTAATAGCTATTCTGAACAAATTCGCGGGCCACCTTAAGGTCATGCAGCCATTGATGCAAATATAGATGGTCCTCTCTAAAGTCAATGTCAAAAAGCACCCGGTTAGGAATTATGAACGGGTCAGAGTCTCCAATATTGTGCCGCGCTGTCGGGACTAACGAGCGGTGCATGACGTAGAACGACCCGTCCTCAATCCAGCATTCTTGATTGCCGGACACAAACTGCCCCGGAGTTTCCCCGTTTATCCCGACCCCGCCCCGCCACACTCGCCCCCGGTGCAAATAGGCGGTGAAACCGGACTTTTTCTTGCTGGCAAAAAATTCATTCAGCCCCAGCGTGAAGCACCTCCGCCCCCTAATCGGGCAGGTCGGACTCATCATCCCATACCACTCCGCGTCAACCAGGCTTGCAAAATGCTGCCATAGTTCAGCCCCGTACGGACGGCTCTCGCATAACTCTACGGGGCGCTTAATCCGCGCCTCTGCCGGAACCTGAGCCAAATAGTCGTCTGAATCGCTGCTTAAAAATACCCGCCGGGTGTAGGTTTGCGCGAAATGATAGGTCAGACGGATGAGCGACACGCCGTCGAGCGTGGCAAGCCCTTTTGCCGGGAAGCGTTCACTGCCACCCCGGGCAGGGATAAAAATTGCCAGATTATTCAGCGCTTCGTCCATTCTGGGATGTCCGTCCTCAGCTCGATTTTTTTGTCTGCATTGAAATTGCATTTCTTGCAGATTTCATAATAATAGCGATTTTTGCGGAGCCCTTTCCGCGCTTTGAAGTATTCCGGCTTTCTCCAGATCTTGTCGATAGACTCTTTGCCGACATTCCCGAAAAACGTTTTCCCGCTCCAATCGTCGCAACACAGAACCACATCACCCAGGTAGTTGACGTAAGTCGCCTTGCCGTCTGCCGGGAAGCATTTTTCTGCCGGCTTTGCCGTCTGCTCTGTCTCGATAGATCCTCCCCGATTGTGCAGGACCGCGCCGTCAAATCTCCTGACGGTAAGAATCCCATGGCTGATGGAGAACCATCGCGGATTGGGAACGGGGTTATGGTCTGTTACGACAATCTCAGACATTCCTGCGGCCTGCAATTTATCTATGGTCGGCAGGTCCAGGTAGTCACCGTTAGAGAACATCTTTACCCGCGCACCCATCGCCCCGGCAAGCTCACAAATGACATAGATTCTCTGATCGAGCATCGGCTCGCCGTACAGGTTCGGGTGGATAGTCCCGGTAAACTCTGCTCGCCTGAGCTGCTCCATAAGCCCGAACAGAATTTCGTCAGGCATGAATTCCTCAGGCCGAGCCTTTAATGACACGGGGCAATAGCTGCAAGACCTGTTGCACTTGCTCGTCGTCTCAATGTCGATTCGCTCAAATAGTTCCATAGAACCGCATCCACCTTTCCAGCCATAGAGGGCTGCACTTGTCCGGCTCGATCCACGGTTTCGGCCCGACGAAATGAAAAATTTTTATCTTATTTTGTAAAAACGCATGCAGGTTTTTATGTCTCTCCACCCACGATGCGAGAAAATTCATTTCCGGGCCGAGAATACCGGGCTTGATCCAGCCGTAATAAATCGCATCGTTTATATAGCCCTGATCCCCACCGTCATAAGTCGAGAAGGTCTGGAACGGAACGCCGGTAAAGCTGCAATTCTCATAGAATACCACCCCCGTATTCAGAAGCGGATATTGATAGCGCAGCGAGTCCTTCCCCATCGCAAACCCGGGCCATTTAACGGACCCGAGACACAGACAGTCAGCGTCGATAAAGAGCATCTGTTTATGGCCTTTCCAGCCGTGCTTAAAGAGACTGATTTTTTTCATCGCCACCGAATAGCGGTCAGAGGCTGGAAGGTCGCACTCTATTCGGTCAGCGTGAATCGCCTCAAACTCGATGTCCGGGTTATAGCGTCGAAAACTGCGCTCAAGCACTCGCGCCCCGACCTCATAGGCGTCATCGTAAATAGTCAAAGCAATCATGCGGCGATCCATCCGTCTATGTTGTGCGTTCTGCTCGCACCGACTGACAGAACCTGTATGCCGTATTTAGAATTCGGCTTGAGCACCCACCAGGCGATCGGCAAAGACTTGCCGAGTTCAAAGGCGTAGTCCCCGGAGCGAGCAATAAAAGAGCTGAGTTGAGTTCCGACGTTTGAGACAGTCGGGCGAGTGGTAACTACCGCAGGCGCTAAAATCGCGCTATTGCGGTTCAGGTTATGCAAAGATTGCGGCGTTCCACCGGTCGAAACGACGTCCTCGAAAAAAAGAATGTCGGCGTTGCCGCTCGATGCCACCCGAAAAGCGAACAGCACAGCAGACGCCCCGGTTTCTATCTGCACAATGATGAGCGGCGACCCGGCGGCGTTAAACGTATCGCTAAAAGAGAAATAGAACGCCCGCCCATTGTCAGCCATTTCATCGGTCAGCGACTCTATAGCTATAGCGTGTCTGCTCGTAATGCGAGCAGCCCCCGCCCACAGTTCGCGGCTCATGCCAGAACCTCACCCAAGACGCCGTCTGATTTAATGATGCCCGGAAATCGCAGCGACAGAAGCCGCCAATCCGCGATTTGCTTTTCATACCCTTCTGCTTTCTTCTCAGCCATGTGTTGCTCTTTGCCGCTCCCCCATTTCGGGTGCAGCCCGTCGCCCGTGTAATGATGCGTTTTGCCATCAGCCCCTCCGCAATCGATCCCGAGAAGCTGAACGCCAATAGCCCCGGCCATGATTGCAAAATGCGCTGCAAAGGTCGATGACGAAAAGCGAGAAAAGCAGCCTGCCGCGAAGCTATCGTCTATTTTTTTCCAATCGCGCAGCCGGGGGAACCGCGTTACATACTCTTCATCTATCACATTAAGAGGCGTTCCGTCAAAGGTGATCGTTCGGCAGGGCAGCACGTTCATCGGGCGCACTCCTGCATTGTAGATGGTATGCCAATCCCCGAAACACCATACAGACGGGTTCGGTACATAGAGAATTTCATGATTTACGGCTATGGTCTTTTTGTCTGCAAGCGAGTCATAGTCAAACCCGCCCATTGACGGCCCGGACCCGACGACGTAGACAACGTGATTTTTGAAAAACCCTCGCATCCATGACGGCCCCGCCTCGATCATTTTCTTCTCTTCGGCCTTGCGGTTTACGATGCGGTGCATATCAACCCGCATAGCCGTCAGCCACGATTGAAATTTTAGGCCGGCTTGTCAGGTGCGGCAAATCGGTCGGGCGCAAGACCACGCGGAACCCGGCTTCCTGCATGTCCTGCTTTAGCATCGTCTCTGTATAACCCCCGCAGTGATCTATGTAAGCACCATGCGGCGTCTGATGACTGACGATCCACTCGATCATCTGCTCTGCATTGAGACGCTTTGCAGCGTTAGCCACCGCTTCCCGGCTTACGGACGGGCCGCCGACATAGCCCTCATGGCTGTATCGCACAACCCACGTCAGAAGTTTTTGCTCTGCGGTCGCGCCCTCAAGCGCAATCTGCAAACCGCGCTGGAAAAAAAACTGACCACCTTTTTGATATTCGCGAAATGCAAGCCCAAAGTCAGGCACGACAATCCGGCACCGCCCTTTTTCCCACAGCACCCGACGAAAATCTTTCAGCACTCGCACCGCTGCTCGTCTCGGCATGTGTTCAAGGACATGAGAACAGTAGATAATCTCCGCGCTTCCGTCCTCGTAGGGGAGAGGGTTTTTCAGGTCATGCACGATCGGCCCGATCTTGTCAATGTTCTGCCACCCCTGCATAAGTTCGCGCCCGCATCCGACGTTTAGCTTTAAGAGCATAGTATTTCCTCCGGGCGAGCTTTTCTGAAACGCGGAATGACCGACACCGGGGACAGGTTAATGATATTTTCAGGATCGAATTTCTGAAAAGCGTTCCTCCCGGCCCGCTCGTATTGCTCCATATACCCGTCGCCATGGTGGATCTCTCCGCCCGGTTTGAAAGACGAGCTGTAAAAATGGCAAGTGTCCCGGTCCTTCCCGCCGGCTGCTATGCGCTCGAAATACTCCCGCGCCTCCGGCAAATACGCATCGCTCGGCTTCATCTGCGCGGCTCTTTCTGCCGTCATTTTGCACTGATCGAGCCCGAGCAGGTAGATTTTGCAACCATGCACCTGAGCAAAATTGATTGCGAGCTGCGCGGTCAGGTAGCGGGAGAATAGCCGCCCGCTTCGCAACCATTCTTCCCGACCGACAGGAGAGCCCTCCGGGCCCGTAGCTATAAACCGCGTGCAGTCGGTCAGATCCTGCAACCCGTCCGCCGTCGTTACAATATGCGCTCCATTTCGGGAGGGCTCGCATCTTCTGTAAACGTCCTGATCGTAGAAGATCCAGAAAGCCGGATCCGGTACAAACCGAATCGCATCATTGATGCAGACGCAGCACTTGTCTCTGAGCAGCTCAAAGTTGAAATGCTTGAGAGACGGGCCGCCGCCGACGATAAAGACCTCTTCGGGTAGATCATGTAAAACTCCGTTAAGCATTCAACTCCGCCAGCTTGCGTTCATTGCGCTCTTCTTGCTCCTGCAAGCTCTCTTGTTGCGCTTCTCTCCGGGCATCGGTCTTAGCCTCAAAGAAAGGCGCTAAAGTATGAAAGCAATTTGGATGAAAAGGAGGAAGCTGATCAAGCTCATCATACCCGGCAGTTGCACCGGTTAGCGAAAACACAAGCCCCTCATATTCAAGGCAGATTTCGGTTTCTGTGTCGTGGTCGCTGACTCTTACCAGGTCGTGCCCGAGTTCAAGCAATGAATTCTTCATCGCCATAGATTGTGCTTCCCGGACTCGCGTCCGCGCCACCATGTCCGCGTAAGCCTCGGGATGATAGCGGCGAGTTGTCCCGGTTGCGCTATTCACCGTGATGATCTTGCCGTCCTTTCCCACCCGCTCTTCAAGCGTTTTTAGCAATTCCGATTTCACCGCTCTAGGCGTGTTGTCCGTTTCAAGGCCTGCCTTGAGAGCCTGATTTATTTTCGCTTCCTCAATGTTGTACTGCTGTGTCAGCCGGAACAACCTCTCTGTGTCGCGGGCCCCTGCATCGAGGGCGGTAAAGGTATCAAGCAAGACCTCCCGAGTAAATAGCTGGATGACCTGCTCCTGTTTACCGGACGCTCGGAGAGCTGCGGCTACCCGGCTACCGACCGCTTTCTTTGCGGACTTTTCGCCGGCAGTGTATGACTCTCGGATAGCTGCCGTAAAATACCGCGCCATGATGTCCTTGATCTTGCCGTATTCCTCGTTTACGACTTTAAGCCGGGGCTCAAAGAAGTTGTTTTCAGTCCTGCGGCTTCCGATGACGGACTGAATAAGCGAAATGATCGTATCGCTACGGTTCTTCAGATAGCGTAAAAAGGTTTCCCGGCTCACGGGTATTCGTTCGTCTGCCTGGTTAGATTTGTGCCGAAGCTTCGGCGCACTCGGAAGGGATCGATCAGCCGCGAAACAATATCATTATATCCGGTGTTTTTGTAGGCGTCGCGGCGTTCAGGCACGCGAAACGATTCAGAGAAATTCCCGATTGTAAATGACTGCACGTTTTGCGCTTGAAGCGCGGCCCGCACTCCGTCGGTCGGGTTGTTAAACAGAGCAAGCGCCTGTTCCACGTTAGCCGCCATCATGCGGTCTTGCTCATCGGCAGTCCCTGACGTTATAGGATCGGGGAAGCTGTAAAGAGGGTCATAGAATAACTGACGGTAGGCTTCGGTATAGTATTTCGTTCTATCGGCAGAAGCGGCAAGGGCCCCGCCGTCCGGCTTCGTAGCCAGATAAGCAAGGGCCCATGCATCAGTGATCCACATTTTTGCAGTTAAGCGGAGAAGCGGAGGGTTATGATCTGAGCAGTGTCGAACACGCCCGCGCCGAGCCATGCCCACGCGGTCAGGAAATGCTCGTAAGACCGTTTGTCAGTCTCCGGCCCCATGATCTCCATACCGCCTTCCTGTGCACGCTGGATTTTCATCCCGGGCGCGACAAGCAGCACGCGGAAAGCGTCACCTGTAGCGTTAGCCGGCAAGTTAGCATTCCAGCTAAAGATCGGCAGGATGTTATAGCGGAGCGCAGTCGGCGATCCGGCTACGGCTTGCTGCAAGGTTGACAGAGCGGTAAGCACACGTTCACGAGAACCAGCCGCCATGCTGACATACCCGAGCAGCGGTGCAGTCACCGGCAGGCGGCGAGTATTTTTCAGACCGTTCAGCAGAGCATACGCGCCCGCGCCGAAAGTCTGAATGTCATTTTGAACCTGAGTATTTCCAGTTGTGGTCTGGTAGGACACAGTGCTTGAGCTCGCTCCTGTCAACAGAGCATAATGCCTGTTTGCCTGATCAAGATTGTATTCCTCGACAAACTCTTCCACGGCGTCAATCATCGGGCCGAGCTTGCGATAACGGATCATCTCTTCAGTCCAGTCGAGTTCTGCGCCGAATTTGTGGATATACCCGACAGCACGTTCAGAAGTGATTTTCTGCGATTTGACTTTAGAGCCTTCAGGAATGATGCTCCAGATTCGCCCGGAAATAGCCCGAGTGCTGACCTCCCACTGCCCGCGCTCTACGATATTCGAGACGTCCTTAAACGCCTGCATCCAGCCCATGTCATAATCGGCACGGTTGGCGAAATCGTCGAATCGCTGGTTTACGAGGTCGGCAAGGTCGCCGGCTCGTGTGGTTGCTGAGATTTTCTCTTTATACTGCCGGGAAGCAGCGTTTGCATTTGCAGAAATGACTTCCGAAATCATTGCCCGCGCTTGTCGCTGCTCGCCTTCCGTGCCGCCGGAGAAACCAAAGGCTTTCTGAACTGTATCGAGAAAAGCCGACTTGCTGTTGTGATCGTCTTTAAATAGTTTTACCATTTTCGTTCGCTCCCTAGATCAGTTTCAGACTGGAATCGAAATAGATTCGAGCCGTGGTCTGTCCGTTCGTTTTGGTCTGGATGTAGTAACCGATCAGAGGGTCACCGGTTGCAGGTGTGCTGATGAGTTTCGATGTCGAAACGGACCAGTAAACCTTGTCACCGATAGATCCGGTTGCTGCGGTTGTGGCGTCATGCTCAAGCTCGTCGCACTGCGTAAGCAGCGAATAGAGATTGTTTGAGCTGCCGGACTCAAGGCGATTATCGTCAGCCTCTGCCACGGTCGCAAAAACGAACCCGCAAATATCCTCGACTTGTTTAAATTGCCCTGCGGTCACGCCGCCTGTCGGGACGGGAAGATTTATATGGCGTCGTCTGTGCGACTCCACTTGTACTGTCATAGCCATAAGACAGCCTCCAATTATGATTTTTTGGAGCCTGTCCGGCCTCTCTCCATGTCCAGGAGCGATACTGTGCAACCTATAAAAGGTCTTTCAGAAATGCAAGCAAAAAAGAATAGAACGTGACTCGAAGAAACGCGGCTCAGTCCGTCTCCGGCTTTTCGGGCTCTTCCGCGTCGCCTGCCAATCGGACGTTCCCAAGGTCGTGCAAGTTCGGCTTCGGTTGCGGTCGCTCGAATAGCGGCTTTTTGGTGGTCAGCTCCTGTTCGGGCTGCGCTTGCTCAGTAGTTTTCACTTTCATTTCGCACCCCCGCCAAAGTCAGGCATCCAGTCAGCACGACTATCGGTCTTGCCGCTCCCGCCCGCAGGCAGTCGGGGCCCGGTTGACTCGTCAAAATTCACACCGGGGATTTTAGCGCCGGCAGCAACCAGAGCGTCTGTTTCCGTTTTTGCCCGGTCGAGCACCACGCGCACCGCATCTTCGATCTTCTGACCCTCTTCAAGGTGCAACGTCTGGATCGAGTCAGCCGCCCGCTTGCGGATAAATTCGGGCATATCCTTCCCGATCTCTGAGATTTTCTCCCGTGCGTCGATAGCGGTCAGCCGTCCGGAGGCCTCTTTATAGGTTTTGCTCAGATTTTCGTGCTCGCCTTTGAGCCTCTCCAGCTCGGATGCGGGTACAAAGCTCTTCTCAACGTAAGCCCTGATCTCCGCGTCTCCGGTCAGGATCTCCTCAAGCGGCCATAATTGAGTGGGCTTAATTGTGAGGTCGCGGGAAACGTTTTTGAAGAATTTCAAGACCTCATGAAAATTTGTTGGGTCGATACTGACCCGCCGATCGTCGGCCATTTTTTGCTCCTCTGCGGCGATTGCCAATAGTTCTGTTGATCCGGGAAAAGCCGGGGCTTTTTGCGTAAGTACAATTCCTGTGATTTCTGAAATATCGAGCGCTTGGTCCATTTCTGCGCCGGGCTCAACGATCCACTCACCCTCCATGCTGACAGCGCGAATATCCCGCGCTTCGGGGGCTATATGCCCGATAATAACGGATGAAAGAACGCCATTTATATTCCGCAGAGCCGCCGCTACCACCTCGCCGAGCACTTTACGGCCTTCACGCTGTGATGGATCTGTGTGTCCTCGATCCTCAAATAATTTCAGGCCAGCCTTGACTTTCTCATGGGCTTTAGCTACCGCATCGCGGGCCCATGCGATCGGGCGGGACAGCCCGGACGTTAAGCGAGAAGGGTTGGAAACGCCCTCATGAAATAGACGATACGCTTTGAGGATCGGGGCTTTTTCTTTTGCTTTCAGCTCTGCAATTTTTCCCGGGCCTACGATCTCCCGGATTTCGGCCTCAGTAAGCGCGGCCTCAGCCGCAGAAATTTCAATTCGTATCGTTTCCATCTTCTTCTTGCTCCTGCGGTTCTTCCTGCGGCCTGTTCATCATGGCGTCAACTTGCGCTTGAATCTGCGCTTTACGCTCTGCTTCCTGCGCTTCAAGCTCTTTACTCATGCGCGGATCCCATCCGGGGATGCGATCTTGCACCATTGATTTCGGAATCATACCGCCATCATAGAGAGGCAGCCATACTTCCACAAGTTCCTTGAGCTGATGACTCGTATTCTGCGCAAGCTGCACGTCCACACGGGATATATCAAGCGTCGGGTCCACCATCGCCATCGATTTCTCAAGAATTTCGTATATTGCGGCAACCCATAAATCGCGGGTTGCGTTTTGAACCGCCTTCGCCTCCCGCAACTCTTCAGCCGTTGACCGGTTGGACATTTCCGATGCGTAGCCAAGAAGATGAATTCCAATCCCTGTATAACCTGAGATAGCCCGAGACAGTGCTGTAATTTCGCGCTCGATCGACTGCTGACCATTGCCAGTGGGCTCCGGGAAATACGCTTTTGCCGCCGCTGCAATTTCTTCACCCGGTTCAATCCCTCCCGCTGCTTGTTTTGCGGTGAGCCATTCTATGATTTGCGCTGCGGTGTCCGCGTCGCTCGCTTCAAAGTGCCGCCCGAGTGTGCCCCAAAGGCTGTTCATTGCTCGCCAATCAGCAAAGGCAATTTCGATTGAAGCGCAGGACGTAAGAACCGGTGCGATCGGCGGAGTGGGGTATTCAGCAAGAGCCTCATGTGTCCCCGCGCTGCCAATATCTTCGAGCGAGACGTAAATAAAACCGTTCTTGTCAAGCAGCGGCACCGCGCTCTGTGCGCCCCGGACAAAAAATTCGATACGCTCGATTTCGGTAAAATTATCTTTGTTCAAATAGATCCGGTACCGCCAATCGTGCCACCGCAGATATTGAAGCTTTACAGTATCTGCGCCCTTATACCGGTGTTTCTTCGGAACGAGCAACACTTGGCCCTCAAGCTCACCGCCCCGGACGATCTTTGTCAGAAACGGCCCGTCAAGCGTGTTGACTTTCAAAAAAGTATCAATGAAATCTTGCTCTTTTTTACGATCAGCTCTGATGCTTGCGCCATTCCCGCAAAGCGTTCCGACCTGATGGGCAAGAATGGTCCGCAAGATCAATCCGCCAAACTGCTCCTGCATTTTGAACATCCGCCATGCGGTGTCGACCTGCCCTTGAAAGTTCGTGTATTGATTGCCTCGATTGCTTATGCGACGGAACCCTTCCGGCCCGGTGCGGATGTCCTGAGTAGCGGCGATAACCTGTTTTCTCGCTCTACCCGCCACGCTTACCCACCGTTGCCACCGCTCGTTTATTCGCGGTTACTCGTTTTGCAAAATATCTCAGGGCGTCCATGCAGTGGTCGTTTTCTTTGACCGGCTTCTCGTCGCGGTCGTCCCCGTGCTTTTCTGCCGGGTAGCGGTAGCCCATAGCCTCGTTTCGGGTATGCTGACAGGTCGCAAATATGCGTAACTTCGTGCCTCTTTTAGCTCCGATCAAGTCGCGCACCGATTGCACCCCTGACTTGATGTCCTTGTCTGCCGCGAGTGTCCGAAGGCCCTGCTGAGCCATAGTTGCCCGGTCGCCCGCATCATGGTCCGCCACGATCCACTCCAGAGCCAGGCTACCGGAGAGGTACTCAGGTTTTCGTTTCTTGAGTGCCTGGCAATTTTCAAGAGCGGTCCTCCCAACAGATCGATATTCGTCGATCAAATAATACGTCTCATTGGCCCGGTCAAGCGCAAAAAGTAAAAATACAAAAGGGTTCGTAAACCCAAAGTCGGCCGCCGCGAACAGATCCCATCCGGTGACAGGGAAGGGCTCAACGACGGCCTGCTCAAAATCAGGATATACGAGCCCCTCAGATCCTACCCATAGCCCTTTGACCAACCGATCATAGGCAACTCCGGTCAACGACTCAAGAACCTGACGGCCTCTGTCAGATAGCCGATCGTTGTCAGTCGGGAGCCACGGACCCCGCCGAAACAGAGATTTTGCGTGCTTGACCTGCTCGCCTGATTCCGGGTCTTCATGCTGCAAAAAATAGCGGTGGATCCAGTGGTATTGATTGGCCGGGTTGCAATCGACTACGATTTTCGGGTCAAGCCGGCCAGCCGCATCGTCAACCGCCCTCGTTTTTACTGCCTGGTACGTGGCGTAAGGAACCTGTGTGGCCTCGTTGATAAAGACCGTCGAGAATTGCGTGCCCATGATTTTCTCGATTCGCTCCGGTTGGTCGAGGGCAAGGCCCCATATTTCAGAGCCGCCGATTTCGAGCAGCAGGGGTTTGCGGCTGTGCTTGATTCGCACTCCGGGGCAGTATTCCCGAATTGCGGGCAGGAGTGTTTGGGACCAGAGCGAATAGGCAAGATGGTTTTCCCGCAGGCGTGTCACCAGGTGTTTAGAACCCGGTGCTTGAATCGCTCGCTGAATAATAGCCACGACATTGACCCAAGTCTTGCCGGAGCGGGCAGCGCCGTCATGACATATTTCAAAGATCGACGGGTCGCGCCATTCGCCGCGCAGGGCGTCTTTCTGTTTTGCGTTCAGGTGCGGGGTACTGATTTCTATAGATCCTTTTCTTACGAGTCCTTAACCATCCCCGGAATCAGGAACATGGTAGGCTCATCAGATGTCGTCTCGACTCGCTGAGTGGGCCGGCCAAGAAGCCGATCATAGAAACGGTGCAGCTCTGAGAGGTCGCCGCTCTTGATGCCCTTGATTATCGCGCTGGCCATCATAACCTTGACTGCCGGTTGTCCGGGTGACTGCATGTAACTCTGTAGAGCGGGCAAATCGAGCGACTTGATTTCTTCCCACGTTTCCGCAATCTCCCGTCGCGAGGCCTCACGAGCTTTTCTTTCGATTTCGCTCAGCGGATTTCTGCCGGGGCCCGGGACCATAACACGAGTTCCGCCATTGCCCGCAACCGATGCAGGACGCTGCTTTTTCTTAACGACTTTCTCTTTTTTCATTGCGGGAACTCCTTTCCGGTCTGTGCGTGCTTCGCACGTTTTCCGGTGAATTGCTGCCACCGTTTTATTATAACGTCACAGTAAGCAGGGCTTATCTCAATGGCACGCGCTTTCCGACCTGTCTGTTCAGCGGCGATAATACAAGTGCCCGAGCCCGCGAATGGATCGAGCACAATATCGCCGGCCTCAGAGCTGTTCAAAAACGCGTTCTCGTAGAGCGCCACGGGTTTCATGGTCGGGTGCTCTGGCGACGCCTGCGGCTTGTTGACCGGCCACACAGAAGTCTGGAAGGCCCCTGCTCGGATGCGCTTGTGTGTCTTGACCCAGGTGAACAAGATCGGTTCGTGCTGGTAGTCATAGTCGAGGCGGCCCATTGAGAACGTCGGTGATGACTTAACCCAGATAAGAACGTGCCGCACCGGAAGACCGGCGTCCCGCATCATCATCGTCATCATCATTCCGAGTTCGCCGCCTTGCGGGGCCGTCAGGTAAACCGCGCAATCGTTTGCCATCCCAATCTCCCGAGCATTTATAAACGCGGCCCGCAGGATAAGTTCCAGATCCTCAGGAGCCAGATCATCGGACTCTATATCGGTTAAATTCCGTCCAGAAGGCTGGACGGAATTTAGCATCCTGTTCTTCGCGCCTACAGAAACTCCGTAGGGCGGATCGGTAAAAACGCATGTAGCCCGCTCCCCGCCCATCAGAGTCTCGAAACTCTCTGGCTTTGTCGAATCGCCGCACAAAAGGCGGTGCTCGCCTAAAAGCCACACGTCGCCCGGTTTGGTGACCGGCTTTTTCGGAGGTTCCGGAACGCTTTCTTCAACTACATCTACGTTCTCACCCGCCGCGCTGCTATGGGCGGGCGGCGAGCCTGCGCCAATCTCCCCTAAATCGAAAGTCGGAATATCGATCTCAAGTCGAAAATCCGCGAGGGGGATCTTCATATCCTCAAGATAGTTTAACAGGTTACCGGGCTGAATATCGGCGTATTGCGACATGAACACGACCGACAGCCGCACAGCCTCTTTCTTACTTTTCGCGTTCACCCAGACAGCGGGTAATTCGTCAGGAACCGGGTGCCCCTCAGCTTTCAACTCGCGCAATACGTCTTCGCGGTGGCATCCGTCAAGCAGCCAATCCGTTTTCCCATCGTTCCATACATGAAATGGCGACGCGAAACCGTTTTTCAGAAGCGACCGTTTCAATTTCTGCCGTTGTTCCGGGCTCTGCGCTTTTAGATCGCGGGGCTGGAGCCATCTACATTGCGTCCAGTCAATCAAGCCCTGTTTTAATATCCGGGTATCCACTATTCCACCAACCGCATCCCTGAAACATACACTCCGAGGCCGTCATTCTCGCCTACCAGAGCTAAGCCAAGTTTATCGAGCACTTCGGCATTTGTCCAGTCATGTTTATGCGCTTCGTGCGGGTTGGCCGCCTCAAAATCGGGGTTCTGATGGTAGTGCTTACCGCCTCCCGACTCGTTCGGGATTGAGGCAATGACTGTCTTATACTCCCGCCGTAAATTACCGATCAAACGAATTGCTTGCTCCTGCTCTAAATGTTCGAGAACATCGATAAAAAGAAAAGCGTCTGCAAATATATACTGCTTCTCAATATCCGCACACGTTTTGATCTCATAAGTCCCGCCGCAATCATTGAGGTATTCAATATGCACGTCCACACCGATCAAGAACAGATCCGGGCGAACAGTGCGAATCAGACGGCCAAAAGTCCCGCGCCCGCAACCCATATCGGCCACGTGGGATCTGTGGGGTATCTCCATGATAAGCGGGCGGATCAGAGGCCATGATTTGTCGGGCCTGCTGCGCCCTCCCTGTAGCGTAAGGGCCTGCTCTATTATTTTTCGTTCGGTCTCAGTCATTCTCTTTTCTTCCCGTCCAGTTCCACAGCAAATTCATTTACCCACTCGGTAGCCTCTCCGACAAGGCCTCGATCTTCAAGCATAGTCGCCACAGCCGCCGCATACCGAACCACTCGTTTCAGCCCTTCCGGCTCAAGCAGCATGAGCGAGAAAGCCGCGACGTTCTGCTGAAAAAGCTGTTCTTTAGTCCTTTCTTTATTCATTCCAATCCCTCCACCAATCCGCGCCAATCGTTATCCACCCGGACAATCAAATAAGATCCGGCGAGCCCGCGCTGCTCGAATTCCGCCGCCATGCGCTCCTGTGATTTGGTAACCCGGCCTTCTGCTGTTTTCAACTCAAAACCGAAAAACCGCCCGCCGGGTGAGCAGGCGATTATGTCCGGCGTACCCGGTATATACCGCGATCCGGGGGCTACGTTTGAGTTCTGCGGAAACGATAGCCATCCCCGCTCGATAAGAAGCGCGTGAAAGACTTTCAGGAATTTAGTTTCGTTCATTGCTGCTGTTCCAGACTCTGCGGGTTTTCATTTCCCGTCCCCGAAGGCCAACTGAATTGAAGATGCGTCCGATCTACGATTTCACCTTTTCGCAGTAGAGCTATGTTTATATTGCCTGCAAACATCCCGAGTGACCACCCTCCGTCGTTCATGAGTAGTTGCGCCTGCACAAAATTGCCTGCTTTCATTAAAGAATCGTAGTCACTGAACTTTTCTGGCTCCATGTATCGCCTGAGCGCGTCATGAATCCACGCTGCTCGCTTTCCCCGCGCTTTTCTTTTTTCTGACCGGGTTCTTAACCGGAGTCGTTCGGGGCCGGCCCTGCCGTGCTTTGTCCGGTATTTTTGACCAATCGACACGCAGCAACCGCCGCAGGCTGACAATTGATAGATTCCCGCCCTCAGTTAACCACCGCCACACAGCCGGCTGGCCAATCCCTGTTTGTCGGGATGCCTCCGCTGCCCCTACCCGCTCAAGCTGCTTGCGCAGGCCGGTTATCAGGCTGTTTAAAGTCTCTTCTGCTGTTTTTGCCATGCGGCCATTATTCCAGACCGCGAGAACTGTCAATAGGAAAAAAATAATTCAGAGCATATTTCAGAAAAACCGCAAAACTCTTAAGTAGTGCTTTTCCGCTCACTATAGAAGAAACCGCTTTTTTGCCGTTATTAAGTATTACCTGAGACACCTTGTGACAGCACTAAACGCTTGATAGCTGGAGCATGGATTTTGCGCAGGTTTGGCGATTCCAGGCCTTCTAAAACTAAAATTTCTTAACTTGTGACACCCTGTGCCAGCACTATACGGATGTTTTTTCGCCGAATCTCCCGCACAGGATGGCCAGAATCCCGAAAACGCGGTCTTACGTAGGTATAAAGTAGCAAAAATCATTTTTAGGAAATCAGATGTCTAACACTGTTTACCAGAATTTGCTAAAACTTACAAGATAGTATATATTTAATTCAGTTTCCGGTATGAGAATGGGGGTGGCACAGTAGGTGTCACAAAACAGAGGTTCTGGAACCTGCGGTAATTTCTCCGGGGAAACGATGCAAAACAGGTGGCACAGGGTGTCTCAGGTAGTACTTAATATCGCTGATCGGTGGTTTACGCTGTCAATCGGGCGATTCTAAGGCCTCCAGAAAATTTTTAAACTCACAATTCAGGTGGCACAGAGGTGGCACAGAGGTGGCACAGGGTGTCTCAGGTATTACTTAATATCGGCTATTCCGCATTCCAGCCGGGCCTACAGGCTGTTTCTATGCATTTTAGCAACTGCACCAAAATGAGTCACTTCCTTAAACTTGTTAAACTAAAAAATCGGGCTTTCGCACGTATTTTACAACTAATCGGCCTAAAATGCGTAGAAATGGCGATTAGCCGGCAAGTAAAGCCCCACGCTGACACCGTGTCATTAAGTAATCACGGTGTTAGTTGGGAAACTGTAAAAATTCGCATAGCGTCAAGCGTTTTTTACGCCTTTTTTACGCCTTTTTTACGCCTTTTTTACGGGATTTTGGGAAAAAATTCGATGAAATCCAGCGCCTGTTTCCGTCGTCTGAGGAGGGCGAGGCCGGATGCGCTGGCCCATTCCGGCAATCAAAGATTGCACGGCCCTCCTTGCTGTCATTAGTCCCGTTCCCGGGGTGGAGTGAACGCTCGCAGATGGTTTCTAATGGCTGCTCGCACAGCCGGGAAGTCGACCTCGACTCCGTTACTGTCCAGAATGGTCTCATCCCCATCTCCGAGCCACGCGTATTCCTCTGTGTTGCCGCTATCGTAGGTCACCTCATACCAATCTCTACGCACTCCATCGGGAGTGTCGGTTTCGATGTATTTTACAGTTTCGATCGTTTCCATTTTTTTTGCCCTCCTCAGAGCTTTTATACTTCTAATATCGGCACCCCGGCCCAAAAAGTCAAGCAAAAAAAAATACGCTTTTAGATTTTTTTTTCCGGCTCAAAACCCGGCCCCGTCAGCCATTACCCCGGCCAGGTGCTCTGCAATAGCCCCGGCTCCTGCCGTTCTCCAGTAAGACTGTTTGCGGACCGCCCACAGCCGGACCTGTTTGCCATCCGGCCCCCGGACCCGCCCGAGCTGCTCGGCCCCGATCCGCCGTAAATAGCGCCCGAGGTCGTTAGATAGTCTCGGGATCTTACGTATAGACTCGGGCAGTAAATCGTTTTCTACAATATCGACCAGAGACACCAGGTCACGTTCAAACGGCGCTGTCCGGTTCTCGATATGCTCTTTAAGCCACGATTCCACGACAGACCGGCTCGACTCGATCATCAAATTTTTTGCGTGGGTTGCCGGGGCTCGGCCCTGCGGCTCAAACTCCTCTGAGAATTGGTGCTCGTTTATTAGATAGAAGGCAAGATTTGCGGCTTTGATTTCGATTTCAGAGAACAGGCCCTTATAGTATTTCGCGGTTTTCGGGCGAGCCGGGGAGAACACGACAAAAAATCGTCTATCGTGTTCGTCTATTTTTAGGGCGTCCCGGTAATTCGTTAAACAGAACAGATTGAATTTATTTTCCATCAACACCACATTCCGACCCTTGTCCTCGATCATTATGCGGTCCTCCGTGATCCACTGTTTCAGCCTGTTGACCGCGCTCGCCCCGTCAGATCCGGCGAGCATCAGTTCTTCAATACAGATGAGCTGGCCACGTTTTAGAAATCCGTTAAACCGGCTTTTGAGATTGTCGCCGTGGGGTTCGATGACGTTTGTCGGGCCGAGCATCGCCCGGAAAAGATGCTTAAAATAGCTCTTACCTACGCCCTGCAAACCTTGCAGCACAAGAGCGAAATGGATCTTACGACCCGGGTTCTGTACGGCATACGCCATCCAGTCAATAAACAGGGCCCGCTCGCGCTCTTCCGGTATCAGATATTCCATGTGCTCGAAGAACCACGTCAGCTCACCCTTTACGGGCTGTACGTCCGGCGGAACATAGAGATTGAGACGCTTCCACCGCTTACCATTTATTTTCTGGTCCTGCCCCGGAGCGTAGACAATGGTTTCGAATTTCTCGATCTGATTTGTTTTGAGCAGTATATCTGATGGCTTGCCCTTGCCGTCGAACCGATCAAGATGCAAGGCATTGAATTGTTCGGACGAGTAATCGTCCATAGATTGCAGGTCGAAAAAGCTGTGCGTCGCCGCCACATAAGCCCACCCTCGCCAGTAATCAGCGTCGGCCTCAAGATCATCCACGACACTTGACGGGGGCTCGGGGGCATCGGTGAACAGGGGCTTTGTCGGTTCAAGCTGTGCGTATTTTTCCGCATTGCGGGCTATGTTCTCGACCTCCTGTGCGTCAAGCGACGGCCCGATCTTGCGCAAATTGTAATTGTTCAGGAGGGCGATCCGGTCGGTTGCATCTATGCCGAGGTTCACGGCCTGCGCAGCGATTTTAAAAAGCGTCTGGTTCCGCTCTCCCGGTCCGGGGGCTGGCAGACTTGCGGCGAAATTAGAAAATTCCAGATATTTCGGGCTTGCTATCTCTTCGATAGAGAAGCGTTGATCCGAGCAATAGACCAGGGAGTGTAAGACACGCTGACCGCCTTTGAGATTGTACGTTCCGGGTAAGCGAACCACTCGCGGCAGGTCACACACTGATGGATCGGAGCCGTAGATTTCGGCGAGAAACTTCTGACAGTGTTTAAACCGATCAAGCGGGATAGGCTCTTCCGGCAAAAAGAAAAAGTGACGCCTGCCGGGTCGCCCGGCTTCGATGGCAAAACGTAACGGTTGCTCGCCCTTCCAATCGTCGCAATCTATGAACAGGGCTCTTATTTTTGTTATATTCTCGGTCTTGCGTCCCTGACCGTCCGTCTCGTTGAGCGTGAGAAAAATCCCGGTCCCTTCCGCTTGCAGTTCTGCAAAGCGGGGCCATGCGTCCAAAAGCGTCGCGTGAAACGGCATGTATTTACGCGCCTTGCGCCCCTTCGGAGCATGATCCGCAATCGGCTGCCAGCAGAGAACCGGGTCAGCTTCGCCCGTCAGAGCGCGAATGAATTTCTTCGCCTGTGTTTTATCCATGGAGTGTTACTTCCGCACCTCCACTACAACCGATCCAGATTTAATCGCCCACCGCACACCTGCGAAAATCGCAGTCCAGCTCATCCAGAGCAGAAGATCCAGACGCGGGTAAAGGAATCCGTGGATCGCATAATACAACCACCCCGTCAGTATGTAGAGCGTGATGGTCATGGATAGAATGAGTAGCGCGGTCAGAATTTTCATACAGCCTCCCTTATTTTTTTCGCTATTCGTTCGGGGGTCATATTGCGCACGTTCCAGACCTCGGGCCGCCACGTTGGATTCAGAGCGTCAAAATACCCGCCAACGTAAGCCTGGTGGACCGTCTCGACGCACAGGATCAATTTAGGATAAACCGGGAGCCATTCCGATACGTGCATTGTTTTCCGCTTCCGAGTGTGATACCGAGATATTCCACAGGGTTTGAATTCAAAATTTGGCAGTAGCTCCCGTAGTTGCTTTGCCAGAGCTACCGACCGGTCGGCCCCTGCTGTGCATACCACGAGTATCATGCCGCCTCCATTGCGCGCGGATTCAGCCACAGGCATTCTGTGCGTTCCCGCCGTTTGTTGTCTCTGGTCTGTTTCTCGATCCGCTTCCAGCCGCGCAGAGTCTGGTCGTAGAGGTCGCTCTGGTAACCGGACAGGATGACGGACCCTTTCAGATCCTGAATTTGCTCCAGGAGGGATTTGTGCCCCCCGCCAAAGAGTCCATCTGATTCGAGCAACTCATGTTTGTACAGGGCGCTTTGGTCTGCTCGCGTCTCTGCCAGATACGGCGGGTCCATGTAGTGTAGGGTAGATGGCGAGTCCACCATTCGGGCCACGTCCATGGCGTCTCTGTTCTCAATGTGTACTCCGCGCAGCCTTTGGGATGCGATGACAACCCGGCGGAGCTGCCCGGCGTAGAGGGCCGCAGCGTTGTGCCCGCCGGATCCATCCAGATTGCCGTGCGCTCGCCAGCCGGATCCTTGCCGGGCCCTGTTGAGTCCTACACCCTGCCAGCAGCGCAGATGAAAGGCCCAGGCCCTGCGCACAGGATCGGTTGTGTTGCCCTCTCTCGCACATTCATCGTGAAACGTCTCCCGGCTATACGGTGTGCGTTTAAGAAGATGCAGGAATGCAGGTAGCTGGTCCCGAAGCACCAGGAAAAAATTCGTCACCTCTCCATCCAGGTCGTTGTAGTATTCGATCTTTGCGCGTGGCTTATTAAGCAAGATCGCAGCAGATCCGCCAAACGGCTCACAGTAGCATTCGTGCTCGGGGAATTGATCTATGATCCAATCCCGCAGCAGGAATTTTGCTCCAAAGTATTTCAGGACTGGCTTGACGGTCTCGATCATTTAACGCCCCTTTCTCGCTAACCGTAAATTCTATCTAACGTTTCTACTTTCCGCAGAGCCGTTTTTATAATCTCTTCATCCAATGAGTTCTCCACAATCAAGAACCGGGCGAGCACCGCCGATTTTTGGCCGATCCGATGAAACCTGTCCACCGCCTGGTCTATATCCCCGGGCACATACCAGGGCTCAACAAATAAAGCGTGGCTTGCGGACGTAAGCGTAATACCCACCCCGGACGCCTTGATTTGCCCGATAAACACCCGGCAAGAAGATTCGTTCTGGAACGCCTGCACTCGCTCCTGTCGGATTTTATGCGGCACCCCGCCATGAACCAGAGCAGGGTTGTATTCTGCAAGTGCGGTGTTTAGCTCTTCAGCGACTGCACGGTGCCAACAAAAGACGCCGATCTTCTCGATGGATTCTAAATCGTTTTTAATAATCGACAGCGCATGCGGAACTTTTGCAAGCCCGAATTCATGGCGCAGACGTGCAAGCGGCGTCAGGTCGAAGGGCCCGCGCTCCAGCAGATCTTGCAAATCAAGCGAGAAATTCTCAGCGGGCATTGCCTGCATTACATCTTCTATCGAATAGCCCTGTTCTTCTTTGATCAGCTTTTTAAGTCGAGCGTCCGGGCCTATGTGCAGAATTTGATAGTTCTTTTCGGGCAGTTCCGGCAGCACGTCTTTTTTTAATCTACGTAACATGAACTTAGATAGAATTGCTTTCAGCTCCTTTTCATTTCTGACGCCTTTCGGCGCAAAGCCGAACTGGTTAAATTTGTTTATCGACGGCTTCGTATCATAGCAGAACCGCTGTACCCACGCGGCATAACTTTTTAATCCATCAGGTAAATCTCCGCACCGGGCGGCCATTGTGTACAGCTCATGCGCTCCATTGGGTGCGGGCGTGCCGGACAGGCAAAGCAGCTTTGACTGCCCCTCTCGATAGATACCTTTTATCTTTCGCGCCCCTAAAATTCGCTGCGTTCGTATAGCCGCCGGGCTCTTGAGATAGTGCGCCTCATCTATTATGATCTGCCCCCATCGCCGCGCTGACAGCTTATCGTGCATAGCCGCTGCAAGTTCAAAAGACACAATAACCCAGTCAGCGACGGGGGCTTGCTTCGCGGAGTCTACGATCTGCAACCAGACGCGGGTAAACCCGCGCCTGTGAATTTCGTCTCGCCAGTTGAGCTTGAGAAACGCTGGACAGATTATTAAAGTTTTCTCCGCTTCACTTGATATATTGAGCGCCTGGACTGTCTTGCCCAGGCCCATTTCATCCGCGAGAAGCGCCCGCCCCGTCGCCGCAAGCTGGATCTTTAGCCAGTCGACGCCCTCGCGCTGGAACGGGTAAAGATTCATGTCCAAATTACTCCTTCCAGATTGCAGCCTTGGTTTTCGAGCATCGATCTATGTAATTTGTCCACTTTTGCCCCGAAAAGATTCGCCCCGGAGAGATCCGCCCGGGAGAGATTCGCCCCGAAAAGATTCGCCCCGTAGAGATTCGCCCCGAAAAGATCCGCCCCGTAGAGATTCGCCCCGAAAAGATCCGCCCCGTAGAGATTCGCCCGGGAGAGATTCGCCCCGGAGAGATCCGCCCCGGAGAGATCCGCCCGGGAGAGATTCGCCCCGGAGAGATCCGCCCGGGAGAGATTCGCCCCGAAAAGATTCGCCCCGGAGAGATCCGCCCGAGAGAGTAAACGCCAGAATGCTTCCGGTCTGACTCGGCGCAGCTGCAATCTTCGCACGCCAAATTTTTCGGATGACTCGCTTACAACGTCGTTCTCGGTCCAGCGCGCATACCAGATCCACCAATTACGCGGGGCGTAGCGAGCGTCGATCTTGCGCATGACATGCAGACGCCCCGGCCCGCAGTCACTCCTGTCTGATGCGATCGGTTTCGGGTGCTCAGTCCATTCGGACCATTTTTGTCCGCGCTGCGGTAGATTATACGCAAACCGATTCCCGGCATACTCTGTACAACCGTCAGGCCCGAGGAACTTCCAGCCGTATTGGTAATTTTTCATAAAGTCTCAAACCCCAGCCGCTTTGCAGCCTCCGCCCCGGACAGCTCCGGGCGCTTATCATCTGCCGGAACAAGCACCGGACCGCGTGATGGGCGAGTTGTTAAATCGTCGATCATACCGCGCCCCGTTATTTTCTCAATCTGCGCCGGGCTCTTGAGCTTCACAGGCTCAAAAATTGCCTTGCCGTATTTCTTAAGCTTCTTTTCCGTTTCCTTCTCGTCGGTCCACTCGCGGTATCCAAAAGCCTCAACGATTTTATAACCCTTGATTTCTTCGCCGCTCAGCATTCGTTCCCGTGCATCGTCCTCGACGCTTTTCAGGAAGAACTTTATTTGCGGTGCTGCATCAAGCACCTTTTTAATTTCATCAGTCGTCAGTCGTTTTGCCATGTTTTTCATGCTATCTACCACCTCTAATTGTTTCTGGATTGCAGGACATTCGAGAATCGCCGGACAGAACCGGCAATGCTCGCCCGTGTTTAGTTCTTTTTTCTTAACGATTTCAGCGACCAGAGAGCCAAACCATTTCAGCGCCTCTGCATCTATCTGCCATACTCGCCAACCGGGGTCAAAAAGCCCTCGTGGCTGGAAAATATGCAGACAGATTGTCTCCTGCCCATTGTAAGCCCCGAGCGCATAGATCAGCAGTTGCGGATTATTTTCGGCCTCGACGCGTAGCCCGGCACCAAATTTGAGGTCCAGCACGTGCAGCGTGTTGCCGCTATTTATTATCGCATCTGCGGTGCCCTCGATGACGATTTTTGATCCGGGCACCCGCCACAGGATCAGCTCTTCAATATGCCGCCGCCCTTTAATCTTCTTTAGATAGGCCTTCCACTCTGTCGCCGCGCTGACTATTTCTCGCGTCAGTTCTGTCTCGTAGTCGAGTTTTGGCAGGCTCTTATGAGTAAGCGCGTACTCAGCCACCGCATGAGCTACGATCCCCTCCAGCGCATAGACGCTCATGGGCTGTTCGACTCTTGTTGGTTTGAGCGTCTCACTGCCGGGGCATTTTAGCCACCGATGCGCTGCTGACGGTGCGTATTTTCTGTCGGTTTTTCGTTCAAGCCGGCTTGCCGCTAATTTAGCAGCAAAAGCCTTGTTCGGGAATATACTGTAGGCGTCCATCAGCCGTCCTCCATTTTGCGCGGCATGACTACCGCCACGGTATCCCCGGCGCGAAACACCAGCGGGGATGAGCCACTTATAAAGCTCAGCTCTACAGACTCATCGTTCGCAAAGGTCTTGCAAAGCGCATCCTGTAAGTATTGCAAAACGATTGCAAATTTACAAGACTCCTCCCCCTCAACGCCAAAAGTGATCGCCCACGGTAACGCGCCGTGATCTTTTTGCTGCTCTTCGGAAGGCTGGAAAGAAAAGCTCGCCGCTCCTTTTGCGAAATCGCAAACGACGTGCTTTTCCACGTTTTTTGGTATTTTCATTTTCGCCAGTCTCGCCGCTGCTTTCGGTTTGATCTGAAATATCTCACCGGCTCGCGCAGGTATCACCTGCTCAAGGTCTGGAAATTTGCTGTCGATAGTGTTGGCGGCTATTGATAGGCCGCCCTGTGAATAGCTCACCCAGGTATCAACGGTAGATATCTGCAACACTTCGGACGCATCGAACAGATCCGCGATTAGTTTACAAACTTTGATCGGGACGATCGCGTCTCTGTCTAAACTGTCGCATTTAATAGACACGGCCCGTCGGCCATCCGTCGCCTCAAGCGTTCCGCGCTTGCTATTATGATAGACCCCGTTGAACATATATCGAGCATCCTCTGTCGCCGCGAATACGATTGCCCGGCTCAGGGCGTTGAGGTATTTGCCACTCAGGATAGTATGAGTTTCAAAATTCGGACGGTATGCGCTTGCATATTCTTCGAGACTCGCGTCCGGTTTGATCTCAAGATCGCCGATCCAGAGCGAATCGTTTTTGATCTCGATTCGATCTTTCGCGCTTGCCACCTTCGCAGCCTCTTTGATCTGTCTGGTGTTGTAGTAGAGCGTTCCGCTCACCTGTCCTGCTATCGGCAGACCCGCTATCAAGCTCCCTGCTGCACGTAGTGTTAGAACGGTTTGACCCTTCCGGCTCTCTACACTCGTCACGCCGTCAATCAACGGCAGTATTTTTTTCAGTTGTTTTATCATGGCTTAAAGCCTCCCTTTTCAGACAGGCTAAATTGACGGCTCACTAATTGCAAGCCTTTTTTATTCTTTTGGTCTATTTTTTCTTTGCGATCGAGTCTCTTCTATATAATCGGAGTGCTTCGAATGCCTCAGCTAAAAATTGCTCGAATGCCTGGCGTTTACTGAGTCTCAGTGCCGGGTGTGCTGCTTGAATAGCAGCGAGTCGTTTATTCAACTCTTCAGCGGTAGCCGGAGAGATTTCCGAAAAAAATGCTTGCTTTTTCATAGGCGATTCATATTGTCTGACTCGTTGGCTGTCAAGCCAAAAAAAACAAGGATAAAGGCGTAAAATGGCGACAAAAACGAAAACGAAACAAGAACCAAAACGAGTGACGACAGGGACGGCAAGGCTCAGCTTTCCGTTTCTTTTTCAAAAATCGAAAAACCCTGATGGGACAGAAGGCAAATACCGCTGCACTCTGTTGATTCCTAAAAAAGATAAACAGACAATCGCGGCACTGGAGAAAATCGCGACCGATGCGGTCAAGAGCTTTGAACGGTGGGACGAGAAACAACAAAAACCGATGCTTGCGAAGGTCCGGGAACTGTTCAAGAATGGCGATGATTCGGAGTATGACGGTTATGCCGGGCATATAGCTGTTAACGTTTCGAACACTCGCAAACCGACCGTAGTCGGACCCGACCTGCAGCCGATCATGGATCGGGAGGACGTCTACGCCGGGTGCTATGTTCGCGCAGCCGTTACAGCGTTTGCATACGACAATATCCAGAAGGGCGTCGCTTTCTCGCTGCAAGGAATCCAGAAAGTGAAAGATGGCGAACCTTTCGGCAGCAAGTTTAAGGCCGAAGAGGCATTTGACGCGGTGGATGAAGAGGAAGAGTTTTAACTCCTGACACTTATGCCCCGGTATAGCCGGGGCTTTTTTTCTATGAACATATTCATTGACTTTGAAACCCGCTCCCGCCTGCCAGACGGCGTTAAAGGTGCCGGGGCTGTAAAGTACAGCAAGAACTGTGAAGTTCTCTGTTGCGCTGTTGCTATCGACGATGCACCGTCTACCATTCTCAATATCGCCGACCTGCCCGCCCTTCTCGGTAAAGCTGAAAAGATCATAGCTCATAACGTCTTTTTTGAATACTGCATTATTAAAAATACTTTAGGTGTTGACGTACCGATTGAAAAGCTCTATTGCACCGCCGCTCTTGCGCGGTCTGCCGGTCTGCCCGGCGGGCTTGAAAAATGCGCCACAGCGCTCGGCTTTGAAGCCGGCAAAGATCAGATCGGGCGGGCGGCTATGCTTAAGCTCTGCAAGCCAACCGGAAAGGCGCAGAAATTCATTGAGCGAGCAGCTCGCCCGGAGCTATACGAGCAGCTCGAAAAATACTGTATGATCGACGTTGAGTTATCGCGGGAAATATGGAAGCGCCTACAAGAGTTCCTGCCGGCATTCGAGCGCCGATTGTGGGAGATAGACCTTTCCACTAATCTTCGCGGGGTTGCGGTGGATCGGAAGGCTCTTGCGTATCTGCAAGAACAGAACGCTATATTTAGCAAATATGTGGAAAGCCAGTCGACGCTGAATTTAAGAAGCACAAAGCAGCTCCGAGAAGCTACGGGATTCGAGACGTTTGCAAAACCCGCGCTTGCCGCATTACTATCAAACGATGACCTGTCACCGGAGACAAGGGCGCTTTTTGAGCTACGACAGGCGGCGAGTAAATCAAGCACGGCGAAGTTGGAGCGTATCGAGGCCCGGCTTGATAATGACGGTCGGGTGAAAGATAATCTGATTTTCAACGGTGCGGGGCCGGGCCGATGGACTGCAACCGGGGTGCAGCTCCAGAACCTACCGCGCCCGGTTTTCGATCATGAAGAAATCGAGGGTGTTTTACAAAGCCGCCCGGATCTGGCAGAAAAATACGGCCTGAAAACCGGCGACTTTCTCGCCTCTGCTATTCGCTCGTTGTTTGTAGCCGGACTCGGAAAAAACTTGATTGTCGGTGACTTCGCCTCCATCGAGGCCCGCTTACTGGTCTATCTTGCCGGAGACAGGGCAGCTCTGAAAGAATACAGGGATGGGGTTGACCGTTACGTCCGCATGGCTGCGGCTATTTTCCGAACCGAACAGATAGACAAAGAGAAAAGGCAGTTAGGAAAGATGGCCGTGCTCGGCTGCGGTTATGGGATGGGCTCGCGAAAGTTTGCAGATACCTGCCGGAATTCAGGCCTTGCAATCACAGACGCTTTAGCTCAAAAGTCGGTTGAGGCGTATCGTCGAGTAAACAGTAGAACCGTTAAATTCTGGTATGATTGCGAGAAGGCTTTCCGCTCCGCCATGTTCAACCGGGGATCGGTGCAAAAAGCCGGGCCGATACTTTTCAAAGCCGGTAAAGAGTATTTACAGATTAAACTTCTCTCCGGGCGGAAACTTACCTACTGGCATCCCCGCGCCACAAACGACGGGCTGTCATACCGTAACAGTAAAGGTTTCGAAGATTGGACGTACGGCGGAAAAATAGTTGAAAACATAGTGCAGGCGACAGCAAGAGACGTCATGGCTGATAGAATGCTTGCCTTGACCGACGCTGGTTTTGAGATTGTCTTAACCGTGCATGACGAGGTCTGGTGTGAGGGGCGGCAGGACTTGAAAAAGTTCGACACAATCTTGTCCGGGTTGCCCGCATGGCTGTCGGATTACCCGCAAGGGATCGAATCTTACAGAGCGAAGAGGTACAGAAAATGATCTACAAATATGGGAACTCTGATGGGGGAAAGTGGTTTTCGGAGATTTACAAACCGGAAGAACACGACCCGCAGATTCAGAAGCTGATTGATGCAGGCTGGGAGAAAAACACGACGATTGAAAGCCAGCTTAAGCTACCACCGGGGACTGTTGCAAACTACAAAAAAAGGATAAGTGTGCTATGGAAATAAAGAATCTGGATCATTTAGCTTTCGGACGGGATGGCAAGCCGCGCAAGTGGTACGGCTACACCGCATCATCTGAGAAGAAAGATGAGGTCGTGGCTATCAGTTTTGCAGAGGCCGTCAACCGGGCGGTTGAGCAGAGACGCATGATCGACGCGCTGAATCGCAGTTAGTTGAAAATCTTGGTAAAACGCAAATAATCCGCAATCAGGTCCGCGCCCGCGTCTGAATAGTGGATGCCGTCGGTGGTGAGCCCCGGCAGGAACCTACCCCCCGGCCCTACAAACGCCGGAGAGGTATCGATGCTCCGACCGCGCCACGCGCTCACAATCAGGTTATTGACTGCTCTGATTTGCGCGGCGATAGTCCTCTCTGATTTGCCGGTGGCGGCTGCGATCAGGTCGGTATAAACTCCCGGTATTAGGATATTGTAGCTCTCGGGAGTCAGTCCGTGCAATGCCTCCAGATCGTCTCTAGCTCTGTCCACAGTGCCCTTGAGGACATGATTGCCGCCGATCGACCAGACCATCGTGCAGCCTCGCAGCGAGCGCAGCAGACCCGCACCCGGCCCGCGAAAATACTCCAGCCAATTGGTAGCGGTGGATCCGCCCTGCCCGAGACAAATTGTCGTCCGGTCGAATAGCGACAGGAGATCTCGCCGGCGGAACACCTCGGAATTGCTGTCACCGATCAGCACCTGGCGCAGGCCGAACAATTTTGCCAGTCGGACCATCGCGGAAAAATACAGGTGGGATCGGATTACGTAGTTCTCCTGCCCCTCCCGCCAAACGTGCCGGGGGATCAAACGGGAGAGCGGGAACCAGATCGATTGGAAGAGGCGGCTCAAACAGGACTCCCTAAAAACTTCCTGAGCTTCCAAACCGTCGCTGCGATCAATGCTGCAGCAATGAGCTGTGCCACGGCTATCACCGGCCCCCGGACAGGGTCAGCAGTCACCAGAGCCTCGACTACGTCAGCCGGGGCCGACCGGTGAATAGGGGCAGCGCAAGTAAGGAGCAGGATGAGGAGGAGAGCGAGTCTCATTTTTTCTTCGGGGCCTTTTTGGTGGATTTCTTTTTCGTCGCAGGTTTTTCCGGCTCAGGTGGAACCATCGGAGACTCTTTGCCGAACAGGTCGCGCAAAAATTCCAGAAATCCGATTTATTATTTTTTCCATTCTCGATAGCCCTCCAGAATCATCGGCCAGGCAAACGTCGCAAGACCGACCACAAAAAACAGCGTAGGATAGCGGACGCCCATCCAGTCAATTGCCACCGCGTCCGGCGCGAATAGTCCAAGAGCAGCGGTGAACAGCCCGAGCAATCTCCAGACGTTCGTCTCTCGCAAAAATGGTTTTTTACTTGGCATCGAGCACCTCCGGCCAGATCATTTTACTAAGCTTCCCCGCGCAAAAATTCTTACTGACTTCTGCTCGCCATCCGTCATGGTTCTTGTACCCGGTGGTTGGATTACCGTATGGATCGGACAGGAGCAGAGTTGCGGCGCTGGCTCCAATCACTGTTACAATGTGCCCGCCAGCCCCGGAGAACCGCGTGCCCAGAACAACAGGCACTTTATGATTCTCTACCACTGCTCGGATAGAGCTAAACGCAGCATTGCCAGACCGAATCTTGACAGGTGCTCCGATATGATCCAGCGCTTTCTGCAAAAATTTAGTATGATATTCTGAATTGTAGATCGCCCAGTCGAGCCGCTCTTGTTTCAGCCATGCGTTCAATCCGTGGTAGTAGGAGTACGTCCCGGCCTCTGTCAGAGGGTAGCCAATCAGGCCCTCGAATTTTTGCGCCAGCCACCACCAGAGATTCTGGTAGCTGTTGCCCATGCATTGCTGCCAATCGTGCAGCGGTATTATCGGTGTTTTCAGATCTCCGCGCTGTGGGTTGTACTGAGCGAGCTGTGGTTCGATCTCGATCATCTCCGCCCCGCCATTATGATGCCTTTCAGCTCCGCAATCCCCTTGTGCACGTCCAGTAATATCGACTCTGTTTGTGACTGCTTCGTTTCAACCCGGTCGGTTCTTTTCTCGACGGCGATCAATCTCTCCTCAAGGCGAGCAATTGCAATGTTCCCGGTGATATACGCGCTCATCATCCCCACCAATACAGGGGCGAGAAGCGGGCGCAGCCAGAAATTCAGAAATTCGACAGCTACCGCTTTGTTTTCTTTCACCGCAATTCCTCCAGAGTTTTTGCGCTATCTACAGCAGCGAGTTCTGCCGCAACGAGCGATTTAGCGGCCTCTCTGATGATCGCGTTCCTCTTCAGGTGTTTAGCTATGGCGAGTTCTTGCTGCCGAATAAACTCCAGCACAGCGGCATCATCCCGCGCAACCCTGCGCCAGCCTGTTGCGGGGGTGTTATTCCGCAGGTCGTATCCGTGCCCCTCCGGCAGGACCGGAGACGGGAACACCTCCACAATCTCCCCTTCTTCCTCGCGCACCCAGACAGAATTCTGGTATGCGACCACTCGCGGGTCTGACTCCTGCACCTGCGTCCAGCCCTTGCCCTCTGGTTTGGTTGCTGCGTAGTGTAGTTCTGTGGCTATGCCGTTTTCAATTTTTGCATACATTAGGTTACCTCCAGGGGGCACGAGTCGCCCAGGCGTAGATTTGCAGATATATCGTAGCTCCGTCTCCGCTTCCATCTGTGGCATACTGACGTGAGCTGTCGATGTATATAGAGTAGTTGTTGTAATCCTGAGAGCCTGTCGCACCAATATCGCTCAGAGCCCCGGCTGAATTGGACGGGGCCTGATCTGCATGCGCCGTAGCCTCAACCTTAATCGAATCGGCGTCGGTCGCTTTTTGTAGCCTCAAATCTGCTACAACCTCTGCCGGAGCGTTTACCGCTGTCCTTGCGGTCCTGGTTGATCCGGTGGCGAGTGCGTTCAGATCAAGATCCAGAGCGTAGCCCGGAATCATTTTCCCGCGTGCATGCGTCATTACCCGTAGGTTCGCGCTGGAGTCGGTCAGCCATTCGATCGGCTGAATCGACACAAACGTCCATCCACTGGGTAGAGTTGGCAGTGCCACACTGTTGATTCGACCGATGTAATCAATATCTGTCCCGTCAGTGATTGCGTAGATCTTAATGTATCCGCTCGTCGGTATGGCGGTTGTATCGTAGATCAGGCTTCCCCCGTCTCCCTGCGCCCAGGCCGCCGCCGCGTCGCAGCGTTTGGTCAGGCTCTCGGTGGTTCCGTCGGGAAGATGGGCGGTTAAGGTGAGGTCGTGATCCGCATCTACTCCTGAGTTGGCAACGGAGAATTGCGTAAGCGCGAAATTCAAACGCGGGATGTCTTGCAGGGCTGCATCTACCGCAGCTTCAACCGCAGCTTCGAATGTCGGCGATTCGGTAACTATTTCGCCGAGGTTCTCCTCATTGTTTACCCATCCGCCGCCCTCGTAAGTACATGAGAGCGTTTCGGCGTTGTCATCCTCAGAGCACCATACCCACCCTGTCCGCGTGCCGTAGCTAACGACAACACGCCCGGCAGAGGGCGAAGCGTTGGACCCGGAAAGAACCGTAAAGCCGGGGATAGAGAGCGAACCGGGCCGGGGGTATTCTTTCAGGTGGAAACCGTAAAGACCCTTGTCAGTTTGAAGGGCGACTGTATGCTCTTCGTCCTCGATTTCGGTCCAGTTTATGTTACCGTTAACGAAATTTTCGCGGTCGTTTTTGGTCATAGCCTCATAACCGCCTTATAGATCTTAACTGTTGACCCGGCCTCAAAAGTCGATGATTGGGTGTTGATTAGAATATTGTCTATGACGGTGGCGGTGTCGTCCAATACCCCCACAATCTGCCCCCCCTTCATGAGTGAAGCATCAGACCCGTCATAGGAATAAATAAAATTGGACTTAATTATTCTATTAATACCTGTCTGAATCCTTACCAAGGCGCCGAATTCCGCAAAGCCGTTATCTATTGCGGCTGCCGCATGAAGAGAGCAGTTTCCAGCGCTACCTGATCCAGAAGCTCCAAACACAACCGACCACATATCAAATGATGTTATTGCCCCATTGTTGAACTGAATGCGGGCCTGAGTGGAAGTGTAGTCCGTAACGATTACTCTTCCGGTGATGAAATAATATGGATGCGAGCTGTCAATGTCGGCATCTGCAAGCGTGGCAGACGCCGAGCTCAATGTATTCTCATATACCAATTCTTCAAACTCGCCGCCGACAATGCTTCCCGAGACAGTCAAATCTCCTGTCACGATGAGGCTTCCAGGTATTGTCCCGCCCGCAAGCACAGAAAGAGTCAGGTCTCTTATCGTCTGTGCGTTCACCGCACTCCCGAGCCCCCGGTATGTCGCGTAAACTGTTTCTCCGTTGCGGGACGAGTGCATATTGATGCGCGGGAAATACTTGTATTTCGGCGTTGGCGGGCGTCTAAACTCATTCGGCCCAGGCGGCACTGCCGGGCTCACCTCGTCAAGATCGATTGAGCCATCATTGATCGTGATCGGGAACGCACGATCCGGCACCTCGTTTAGAACGATGCCGTAAAGCCCCGTCTCGAACTGATGCACGACATGCTCCTCATCAGTGATCGTTTCGGGCGTGAAAGAATCTTCCCACTCGTTCAGTCGTATATTCGCGTCTGTTGCCAATTACCGCTCCTCGCTCCTGAATTCGTTCGCCTTGATCCTTGCAAAAATAGATTGCATATACTCCCCGAATCCTTTAGGGGGCTTACCAAGTTCCACCTCTGAAACCGGAATGCCGTTAACCCACCTGTCACGGACTCGCTTAAAACGCAAGTCAAAATGTCGGTTCCCCTCAAGCAACAGAGAAACTCTATCCAGATAGACAATTCCCGCGCTGCCGGACTGGTCTAATATCTGCCACCCTATTTTATGCACTCGCTGACCGGGTATGTCTACAATAACCGGGGGCCATGCGTTCGACCGTACAATCGAAAAATCCCGCGTAACGTCGTTCCACCGGTCCTCGCCCACCCCCACCCTTAGATAACTGCCGAGTCTGTTTGACCGGGGGTAGAAGATCAACTGCTTCACCCCAAACTCTTCCGGCACTTCAAGCGTGTATTCAAGAACGTCCTGGTATGCGTTGGTGTAGTTGATTCGGATGCTCGATTCCCCGGAATTAAATACGGCGGTATCGACTGCAAAGGTCATGTCTCCCGTGCCGAGTTTTGCAAACCCGTCCACAGATTCGCACTCAGTGACCGGAACGTCGTATTCCGAAAACTCAGAAACGAACCGATAAAGCCCGGTCCGCAGGAGCCCCCCGTTCAGGATGATGATCTTTGCTTTGCCGGAGAGAGGTGGGTCTTTCAGCTCTTCAAGCAGCGCATCACCTACAATAACAGCGGTATCGTCGGAAAAATAGCCGGGAATTTTCTGGTTCTTCTCGCGGAATTTGTAGAGAGCTATAGACTCTGTACTGTTTGCGGTGTATGCGATCGTCCACCCCGATTGCCCGGACCCGCTTTGCTGCTGCCGCTGCACGACAATCGAATTGAAAACCTCTTCCGTGTTGCGCTTTGCATCAAACGTAACGATATTGCCGTATCCAACCACAAAGACGCCCTGCACCTCTGTCGGCGGTTCCCGGAATACGATGTCACCCTCCTCATCGGCAAGCCATTCGTAGCCCGACATATCTTGAATCGATTGCAGAACGTCGAAAGCCGGGTCTTTGCCGAAATCAAGATCGGAAAATACAGGCGTGCCGCACTCGTTTGCGACCTTTGACGGGTTAAGCTGTATAGAGGTCCGGGGCTGAATATAGTCGTCGTAAATTTCCTGAAAGATCGAAGCAAGGTCGCGGCCCCCGGTAGGCACCGAAATCGCATTATTCACCGATACAGCTTCAAGCTGTCTTTGCAGTCCGTCGACCTCAAAGACGTATTTCTCCATCGCGGACCCGCGCTGCGCGTCGGTGGAGAGCGACCCAAAAAAATCGTCTGTTCTTGCCCGGCCATACCTGAGGCCTACCAGTGCTTGCGGAATAACTGGGAACGAAGGCCATTCACTGAGTTCAAATTTCATATCAACGGGCCCATGCTCGTCCACAGTTCGCGTCAGTGTTCGCAGGATCGAGCGCTGACCGTCTGACCTGATGCGCCCGAGCACCGCTCGATCTTGAGAGTAGAACGTTATGACGATCGTATCGTCGGAAAGAGGGAGTGTGGAAGGCGCGAAAATCTCTTCAGGCCACAGCCACCCCCGCGCAAGAAAGAACCCGAAGCCCCACGCCTGATGATAGAAGGCCTCCGTCTCGTCGTAAGGTTTGATAAAGTAAATCTCAATCTGATGAACAGTGAAGCCACCAAAAGTTCCGCCGCCGAGTGTCCCGGAACCCACGCCACCCGATGAGATAGCAAGCCGCCCGGTATTCGGGCCAAGACCAAGTTCCGGCATCGCGATCAGTAGATCGTCTGCAAGACTCAATGCAAAAACCGCCTTCTAAATTGCACGCGGATCAGAACAGACCCGGCATCGGACTCGTATTGCAAAGTATTCTGCCCGGGCCGCAACCATATCAGCCCGCCCGCTGAAAGGTTCGCAGACGTGTCCACATTACCAAATCGGAAATGTCCTTGAGAGCGAGTGCCGTCCATAACAAGGGACTGATTCTCGGCGCCCGGAGCGCCCGCAAAAGACGGGTCTGTATATTCAAACCCGCCGTTCAGAGTAGTATTCAAAAGCCTGAAAGACTCTATGACGTTCTGGGGAGTCAGAGTTATGATCGGGAACGCGTCAAACTCGCTGTCGTTATTCACCGTCAGCGCGTCACCTGAGTTAAGCTCAATATTTTCGGAGTCATCCGAAGCGCCCGTGCCGCCGTAATTTATGATTTCGAGCGTCTCCCATAGCGGGTCCGGGCAGAGCAAGTCCATCGTGCCGTTTCCGACTACCCGGCGAAGCTCTGGCTGCTCTGCCCGGACTTGCGAGCGACTCGGCACAACCTCGATGCGAAGGCCGGCTTGTTTGTCGATCAGGTAGACAGTCTCCCTGCGATAGAAAAACCCTTCCAGAGCGTTCAAGGGGCTGCGCCAGTCGTCGGGCTCGCCGGGCTCTGCGCTGGGCTTGAACGTAAACCGAACCTGCCGGCCCTCATATCGGCGATCCCCGGAGACAACCCCGCCATCCGCACCCTGCTGCATTTCGAGCTTTGCACTGCGGGCAGCGCCCCCGACCTCGACCATGATTTCCCGTGCAAGGTCTAAATAATCTGTGCCGCGTTGTAGTTGCCAGAGGGCGTTAACGATTGGAGTGTTTATCTGTAAGTTCATCTGGCTACCGCATACCCTCTAATTTCTTCGCGCAGCATCCCGCGCAGCACTCCGAACAGGTCTTCCACCGCTTGCGTATCGTCCAGGTCAATTTTCGAGGCTACGACCGCACCGGGGAGCACGTTGACGTTTACGTCCGGCATTCCGCCGAAGGTGCGCGGAGACTCGACTGCATCTAAGATCCGCTGCGTCTCGTCTTTTGCGATCAGGAGTTCCCCGCCTTCTACGTTTGCGTTGATCCCGCCGCGAGCATGAGAGGGCCCTTTAAACAGACCCCCCGACTCACCCATAAGCTCGGGCGGTGGAAGCGGGGGAATAGACGCTGCGATCATAGCTCTTGATTGGTTAGCCGCTGCGCTCACAAGAGCTACGTTTGCTGCGGCAGCAATCGGGCCGAAGATAGACCCGAGTGACATAGCAGATGAGACAGCGTTTATCGTTCCGATTCCCTGCTGAATACTAACGGCCTGCATCTTTGCGGCCTGCTCCACTTTCCACTGAGCGAGAGTCATCATATAGCGGAAGGTGGCGATTTCCTTTTCTCGCTTCTTTACTCCGTCCGCCATCTGTTGCTCAAGTGCGGCTACCTTTTTGGCATTGTCCGCAGCCTGTGCCTGGCTCGCCTTATCATGCGCTTTCTGCTCTTTTTGTTTCTTCGTATCTGCTTCTTTTAGCGCAGCGTTCAGCCTCTCTTGATGCTCTTGCTCCCGCTGCTCTTTAAGCAGACGGGCGTCTTCTTCCGTGATTTCTTTCTGCACCGCCTCCTGTTCGTCGCGCAGGGTAGAATCTTCGATCTGCTGGAGTTTAAGAGCAAGGGCCTGCTCGTCCTTCTCAAGTTGTATCAGCAATTCCTCTTCAAGCTTGCGTCGGATAGCCTCCATCTCTTCGTCCATGAGCGAAAGTTTCCGGTTGTGCAGATCAAGGGCGATTTGCTCTTGCTGCGCTGCGGCGTCTCGGGCTGCGTCGATCTGCGCTTGCATCTCGCGTTGAAAACTCTGTGTACCGAGCTGCGCGAAATAGTCGGTCACGGTGACAAAGTTCTGCATCTTCTGCGCTGCCAG